TGACAAGCCGGGTCAAATAATTGGCCCGGTTTCCCAATTAAAGTTAAGTTTATTTAATATTTAATCTACGTTTTATTTTTACCACGCATCAATACACGCTATTTTTCAGATGAATTCGATTTAATAGATAAATAAACGGAACCGCACGGCAGTTGCCAATAATTTAACCCCAGATCATGGCGGCCCAACGCAGCATCAGCATTGCCGCACAAATAACAAGCAGAATCACCACCATTTTCCAGTGTTTCTTCGCAAAGCGATTTGTTGGCATAGTTCCTGCCTGCTCATATTCGATGACTTTCGGCAAGTGTAACAAAGACGTCAGGGTGTCAGTGAATTGATTTACATCATAGAGTGCGCGTTGATTGCTGCTTTGATCGGCCCGTAACACCGTGTACACTGTCAACGGTGTTATCAAAAAGCGGGTGTAGGTCCAGCGTAGCTACCAAGGCAACCAGTGACATATTTCGCAGAGTGAAGCGGGAATCAGCCCACACCTTTTTGATAATTTTAAATATTGAATCTTTGTATGTGATCTTACGTGTAAGTACCATTCAGAATTTCACCTCATTCCTGTCTGTTCCTACCTGTTTCACCAATTCCGCATCACATCTCACTTTCTTTAATTTACCCGTTTCAATTTAGTTCATCTTGTCCGTGTTCGTGTCGTAGAATCTGTGTACCAAATCGTGTACCAATTCCGACAAAGCTGAACAGGGACAAGCATGCCTCTCAACGATACCAAGCTCAGACGTATAGCTGGCAAGCCATATGATGGACCAGAGGAGATAGCTGACGGTGGTGGACTTTCTGCCAGGATCAGCCCAAAGGGACTTATCACCTTTCAGTACCGCTATCGCTTCAACGGGAAACCGGCCCGGCTAAAACTTGGCACCTACGGAAAGATGTCGATCAAAGAAGCCCGTGACGCGATGGAGGAATGCAAGGGCTGGTTGGAAGAGGGACGCGACCCGGCAATGCAACGGAAGAAAGCCAGGGACATCGTATCCAACTCACCAAGCATAAGCACCCTCGTTGATGAGTGGCTTGAAACACCATCAGTGAAAGAGATGGTGAAGTACGAATACTGGAAGCGGATGCTGAAGCTTCACGTTACAGACCATTATGGGCGACTGATAGCAGATGAGATGAGTCCCGTTGAATGGGAGCAGATATTCCTGCGCATAACGAAAGGTGGTTCTCCGGTTCAGGCCGGAAACGTTCTGGTGAAGATGAAGCAGGTGATCCGCTATGCGCTGCGCCGAAAACGCATAACTTCAAATTCGCTAATGTTACTCGAAATTAATGATGTCGGTAGCCGCCCGGACGACGGGGAGAGATTCCTTAATGATGATGAGATAGGCGCGTTCTGGAATGCTATCGATAAAACCAAGATGTCATGGCAAAACAAAATGCTGATCCGCATTGTAGCGCTTACCGGCTGCCGCGGCGTTGAATTGAGATTAGCAAGGAAGGGTGACTTTGATCTGAAGGCGAGGGAATGGGTTATACCGAAAGAGAACTCGAAAACGCGTAAGCGCTTTGTGCGAGGGATTTCTCAACTGGCAGCCGATTATCTGCAGAAGGTTTTTGATGTGTACCCCGATCAGACAATCGTGTTTCCACCGGCAAAGCTACAGGTGGACAGGCCTATGTCAGCCAGTACATTGATTTCCATCGCGGGTCAGGTGGAAGAGGTTATGGGTGGGGAGCACTGGTCTCTGCACGACCTGCGCAGAACGTGCAAAACAAAGATGGCTGAGCTTGGTGTTGCGCCTCACGTATCAGAGAAGATACTCGGGCATAAGCTAACGGGGATGCTGGCTGTTTATGACCAGTATGATTACATCCCCGAGCAGCAGGCGGCAGCGGAATTGTGGGCTGAGAAGATTCAGGCGTGTGCGGCCAACAGCCCTTTATCTTTGCAGAACTGAATAACTTCTACATAGCGGAATAGAGCACCACCTTTCGGCGGGTGGATTTCTTCCACTTCCTGCGGGAATGGGGTGCCAGATTCTTCCCACTGTTTGCGCTTACGATAGAACGTGGTTCTGGAGATACCACCAAGCATCTCCTGAACGCGCTCACGGTTAACCAGAACCGGCTGAATGCTGATTGTTGTTTGCATGCTTTTCTCCAGGCAAAAAGAACCCGGCACTATTGGCCGGGAAAATGGGGGATAACGTGGCAGTGCATTCGCACCCAATAGCCAGCTCATAACTGGCTATCAGTTGCGTCAGGCAGAAGGGGATGGGTATGGAAGCCACTCTTCGATTCGAACGTCATCATGCTCAATGCCTTCGATCTGGAAAACCCACTGCCACTTTCCTGTGGGGCCGGAAACGCTCTGCCATTCAGCCCGCCAGGCAATAAGCACGCCCTCACCATTGAGATCGTTAACCAAAACCTGTTCATGTGTTTCTGGAAGACGTTCAGCGCATTTGATCCATGCCATATCGGTGCTGAGCAAAGGGGAAATCCGCGAGAGAAGCGTTCTCTGCGCCTCCTCAATTGTTACCGGCTCGCCGGGGCTGCCAAAAATAGCAAAGAAGTCACTTATTTCTGACTCAACGAGTTGTTTCATTGTTGCCATAATTACTCCTCATGCCGCACGCATAGCGCGGAGGCGTTTTAAGTGTTCTGCTGTTTCTATTTCTTCGGCGATCCGCTCGGCCTGTGCTTTGGTCAGCGGCTCGAATTCATGCTGAAAGCGGCCCATGCTGGCGATGCAGGTGCGACCGTTGCGGATGTAGTGGATTACTTCGTGAGTGGCGCGGAGGATTTTGCAGGGTGTGCCGTGTAAATCGGCGTACCAGGTGTTAGGCTGGATTATCCTGAACATTGGCTGACTCCATATAAGCACTGATGAAAGCGGCCGCCGCCTGTGCGTTTATGGCGTTGCCGTAACCCTTAAGTCGGCCTGCGCGGTTGCGGCCTGCCATTGCTCGTAATGAGGACTTGCCGTGTCCCAAGCTTTTGGCAAACCTTGCAACCAGCGGGAGTGTGCCGGGTTCAACTGGACGCCATTTGCCATCTCGACATAAGAGCCAGTCCGCATCTCGCCAAAAACCGTTAACCTCAAGGGGACGATTACTCCTTGCTCCGCCGCATAATCCAGCCTGTCGAACGTCCGATCCTTCCCATCGCTCCTGATTACCGTTTTCCCACTGCCCTTGTAGTCGCTCGCTGTTGGCGTAGGCCATGCTGCCAGAATCACTGAGCCTGGAAGCTTCATGCATATTTTCGGTGACCCATCCTGATTCTTCCCGCTGTAGCAATGAGTCGATCCGGTTGAGTCGTTCGCCACCGGTGTTTGCCAACCTGTCAGGCGAGCTGCTCCGGAGACGTGCTGCAATCCCCGTTTCGTTTCCGGCTGTGGATTCGTATTTGCTACTGGCGTTGGCCACCCAGTAGGCCGCTCTCTGATGTGCGGCGCACCGATGCCCGCTGACGTAAACGGCACAAGCCCGAAGGCGTATCCCACTCCTTCCAGGTCAGCTTGTACAAGGTCGAACCATGCGTTTGCGTTACCTGCTGCAACCTGTTCGCCAAAGACATGCTTAGGTCTGCACTCGCTGATGAGATGGAAGAAGTGGGGCCAAAGGTGCCGCTCGTCAGCAAACCCATCGCCTTTGCCTGCCGCGCTGAAAGGCTGGCACGGGCAGGAACCAGTCCAGACTGGTTTATCGTCAGGCCATCCTGCGAGGCGGAGGGAATGGGACCAGACGCCAATTCCGGCGAAGAAATGGCACTGTGTAAATCCTCTGAGGTCGTCAGGTGTGACATCTTCAATACTCCGTTCGTCAACTTCGCCTGGTGCGATGTGACCACCGGCGATAAGGTTACGCAGCCATTGAGCTGCATACGGGTCGATTTCGTTGTAATAGGCTGCCATCACCCGCCTCGCTGCTTATTCCTCAATTCCTGCTCACCCTGACAACTCACGCACATCGTGCATCCCGGATATGCTTTCCGGCGAGCATCAAGTAACTTGTCGCCGCATTCCTCACAGTGCGTTGCTGATACTGCTGAGTGGTTGAGTCTGTGAGCCTGAATAGCATGGTCGCGCATCATCTCTTCGAGAGCGCTGGCCTGATCGATGATTTCTGATGTCATGCTCTCACCCATCCTTTACCGGTTACGTTTCTGATAACGCCTTTTTTTAGCAGAGATTCAAGCCTGCGGTGGATAAGCCCGGACGGATATACATTTCCATCTTCTGCTGCTATTCGTTTCGATTCTTCCTCAACATCCCTGACAAAAATCTGGTGAAACGGAGTTGGATGACCGCCAATTTTATTCATGACTAATCGGTCTAATTTTTCGTACCTGCTCATAATCAGTACTCCATGAACTGTCGGTTAATTCGGTTGAAGGTGAACGCGAGAAAATAAAAAGGCCGACATAGCGACCTTGTGATTCGTTTGGTTAGCGTCATGCGGCCTCCGTTTTCATCACGTCGATCGCGCAGCCGGGAAGCAGCTGAACAGCCGGGCCGTCGCACTGATTGCCCCACACATCGAAGCCATGCGATGACTGGCGCGCGAACAACTCAATGCGCGGAATGTCACCCAGCAACTGCACCAGTTTCTCGCGAACGAGATCCGGCTTTCGTGAGTTCTCCATCCGCGGCGCGGTGACATGCTGGCAGATAGAAGCATCCATTCGCTCTGGTAGCTTTCCGCGTACCGCAAACAGGCAGTCTTCGCTATTAGCCCGGGTTAGGTGTCCCATGCCGATCGCACTGTTACCCTTTACGCGATTTGTCTTGTGCCACGTAAATCCTTTCATGGTCATCAGCCTGAAGCCCCACGCCTCGACAACCTTCAATGCCTCAATTGGCTGAGTCGGCACCCACCACATAGCCAGCAGGCAGCTATCGGAAGCCAGAGCCCACACAGGAAGACGGCAGATATCCTGAGCATTCATCACCGGATATTTGAATCCGGCCCCGCGGTCGCCATCGGCTGCTTTGTCTCGGTATGCCCATGGCGGATCCGCATAAATAAGAGTGTATTTACCGATCATCAGTCGCTCCTTACTTCTCCGTAACGACCGCGATACTTACGCATACGGTCATCAACGTAATCAGGTTCTACAGGTCCAACAACCATCCATCCCGGTCTGAATGACGCTTCTAAGTTGGCGTACCAGACTTCCTTTTCGTGCAACTCCTGAAGCCTGTCTTCCATGGTTGGCTTCTGAAAATCGTCATTAGCGATAGCTGCAAAGCAACGTGCCAGCACCTCTTCTTTAGTGCCGGATTTTTTAGGCTGACGCAGATATCCCGCCCCATTGAGAGGTGCCGACATGATTTAACTCCGTAGTTTTATTTGGTCAGCTTCTGCCAGATGGCTGAAACGTATTTGGCTTGATGGATAGCATCATCAAGTGCGCTGTGGCGGGTGCCTTCGAATGGCATATCGCGCTTAGGGTCGATTCCGATTACTTTTCCCATCTCCACTACCGTTCGTACATCACGGTCATTCCACCATTGCCATGGCGCTTCCTGACCTGTTAGCGCGTAGCTGCTGCGTAGAATTACGCAGTCGAAAGAAGCGCCGTTACCCCATACCTGAACAAATCTCGGCTTGGCATGTTTGGAGATGAAATCAGATAGCCAGGAAAGAGCGGTTGAAAGCTCCTGCGTGTCAGTGGTTAATGCCCTGCGAGCATCTTCACCTTGTTCCATCCACCACAGGATTGTGGAGGCGTCAGGTCTGGCGCGGAATCGCATTGATGATTCGAGAGATACGTTCACCTGGAAGTCGGAACCAATTTCTCCGCTATTCGGTTCGAAGAATACAGCACCAATGGAGATGATCGGAGCGTACGGACCGTTACCCATGGTTTCCAGGTCAATCATTAAATGGTTCATAACAGTCCTTAAAATGGAATATCGTCGTCAAAATCCATAGGCGGCTCGTTGTGCTGTTGTGCCGGTTGCTGCTGTGTCCGTTGTGGTTGCTGGCTGTTACCTGCTGGTTTTCCTTCTGCTTGCTTCCCGCCAAGCATCTGCATGGTTCCACCGACGTTAACCAACACCTCAGTGGTGTACTTCTCCACACCAGATTGGTCTGTCCACTTCCGTGTGCGTAACTGGCCTTCGATGTACACCTGAGAACCTTTTCTCAGATATTCGCTGGCTACTTCAGCCAACTTGCCAAACAGCACCACCCGGTGCCATTCGGTCTGCTCTTTCATCTCGCCGGTTGCTTTATCACGCCATGATTCAGAAGTGGCCAGTGTGATATTGGCTACTGCGCCACCATTTGGTAGATAGCGAACCTCAGGGTCTTGCCCGAGGTTGCCGACGAGGATCACCTTATTAACGCCTCTACTTGCCATTTATGCCGCCTGTTTAAGTTCGTTTACCCTGATGTTCATTGTCTGAACGCATCTGTTCTGAGCATCCTCATTACCAGCCATCAGTTGCCAGTCATGTTGGTACCGCTCAATTAGTTTTTTCTTATCCGTTTCCGAGGCTGCATATTCACTGAACTCCATCAGTATTTTTTCAACATCAACCGGTTCGGAGTTTTTATTGCTTCCTGATGGTGTTGGTTGGTTATGATCGTCTGGAGTTGCCCAGGCTGGCAGGGCAGGAGGGAGCCAGTAAAATGTTGTGTTGTCTTTAAGTTTCGCTCGGTTCCATCCTTGTGATTTTTCGGTAGATACCTGAGCAAACCCTTCTTCCAGTTCGTATAGATATCTTCCGATCCCCCATTGCACAGCGGCGCGTTTCATCGCCCCAGATCGACCACCCTTAACAGCCTCGACTTGAGTCTGCTCTGCTGCATCCCACTTGGTGATCCATTCGTCACCAACTTTTATTGAGATACCGCACTCGACGCCGCCATTGTTCGGAATGTCTCGGTATTCGTTCTTCCAGCCAGCCTTGCCGCAAACATCATCCAGACGCTTCATAATCGCCCGGTTGGTAACGTAGGCCAGAACCATGGCCCACACTTTGCCAGCGCCAGTTTTTCCGCTTTGCTGAATTCGCCATTCGATATCACACGTATGGAATGGCTCATCTAATTTGCTCAGGTCCATATGACACCTCAGAATGGAAGTTCGGAAGGGTTAGCCAGGAACTCGCATTTATTCATGCGCTCACGCTTAGCCATAGACAGGCAAAAGCTTTTCATCGACTTGTTACCTGACTCTCTCCAGAACAAGGCTTCTTGTACGTGGTATCTCCGTTTGATACGGCTAAGTTTTGGTGTTGTTGCTAAATCAACAGGAATCATGGTCTCTCCTGAAATTTGGTTGTGCGCTTCCCGTCTGCGATAGCTGGACGAGTAGGGTGATTGGGGTTGGAATTAGTGCTGGATAGGGTTACCGCGACCGTCGAGAAGGACGTCAATCACGCAGTCAGTGAGCCGGATAATTTCTGCATCTGTGTGCAGATACACCCATTTGCGCTCCTGGATGACCGCTGAGACGCGATAGGTGCGGCCCTCGTGAAGCGCCATCATTCCAGGCATTACACACTGTCGAATCATTGGTGTCGTTCCGTAATGTGAAATCATGATTTACCCTCCACCTGCTGCAATAAACCGGCAATGTGCATCTGCCAGCGGTTCATTGTGATTTTCTCGCGAGGTTTATCGACTGATGAGAGTTGCCACTCGTTGTCGTTGAGTTTTGATGCGTGGTACTGCTTGTCGTTGTGGGTGACTATTATCATTCGCCATGCTCCGTTCCACCAATGAATCGGTCAGGCATTTCGTCGAAAATTTCCATGCTCATCACTGCAACCTTTCCGTCTCGCAATGGGAAGGCATATTCCTTTTTCACTACGTATAGATGGTCAGCTGCGGCTCTTAAAACCATGTCGGTAACATCAGTTTTCTTGCCAACCCAACAACTCTTTGCGGGATTAAGTCGGCCTTCGAAAATCGTTCCAGTTAACGGGCTGGCCCCAATCATTTTCACAGTACTCATAATCATCTCCGCGCTTAAGCCGCGCCGCTGAACTAAAGACCTCTGCATATGCAGACATTTAAGCGGTGGATAGCCGCCCTGATAACGGAGCACCCTCGTGAAGATGCTTTGGTATCAGCAATAAAAAACCCGCCGGAGCGGGTCAGTCGTCTTCTGCTCTCATTAGCAACTTGAGAGCTTCAAATGGTGATGTTTGGCCTTCTAGTTTTTTTGCGAAGAAGTCAGCCTGATCTTGAGTAAATGAATCAAACGCCTTATCTAAGCTATCTCCGTCGTCTGCAAAGTTGACGTTAATACTCATTTCTGAACCAGAAACCATTGTGGATATACACAGGGCCGGATCTCCGTCGCTATCCACACCTTTTTTGATAAGTATTTGCCGGTCGTGTGAGTCAAAAACTTTTGCAAATTTCTCCATCGCCTTACCCTCTTGTCTCGTGAGCTAATAAAAAGGCCGCCATCAGGCAGCCTGTTGTGATTCCCGACACTGTTTATTCAACTTGTTGAAAACATCTCGGAAGATCGGATATTCATCTTTCGGCACCTTACTCAAATATCGGTGTGCGATAACTCCGCTCGACTCATCCAGAACGATTCGCGCATGACTTACTCCAGCCACAAAGAAGAACCGCGGGAATTTACGCCACTGCGTTATCAGGCCGTCATCAATAGCCTGCTGAATGTATGTCGGCAGAGACACCAAACTGACATTCGCAATTTTCGTTTTTTCACGCTCTATAGCATCCTTAGTGCGTTGAATGCTGCCTTGCAGGGCGCGAAGCGCATCGCTTTGCTTATCCCATTTATTGAGAGTCGAGCGTCCATTTCTTTTATCGTTTAGTGGCTGCCCATTAGCCTGAGCAACCGTGTCGAAGTGGTCCTGTAATCGCGCATCAAATCGCGCCTCTTTCTTTGCAAGGGAGGTCTTGAGTATTTCAAGTCGTGCCGTCATTGCCTTACCTCATAAGTTAATTAACGCGCCGTAAACTGCTTAATAAGTGGCGTCGATTTGCCGCGGGATTTCTGCACCGCATGGATTTTATTTCCGAACGGGTTCGCATCTTTGTACCAGGTGCGATGATTCTTGCGCTCAACAGCTTCAGCGAGTTTTTCCATCTCTTCCCGATACTCAGCCAGCACCGTTAAATTAATCGGGTTCACAGCGCTTTCTACGCGTGATTTAGGCTTGCGAGTCAGCGACAGAACACGGCGGTTATTAGGCTTGGCGCTTACCCCAACTAACAGGGGATTGGCAGCTTTCCATTCGGCCTGTTTCTCTGCGCGGCGTTCGCGGCGGCGTGCTTGTGCATCCATTGTGGATCTCCTGTCAGTTAGCTTTGGTGGTGCAGTTGATTAGGAATTTCCAAGATGCTTCTAACAGCTATCGATTGGGCGTCACATGGCGTTAGCCTGGTGCGCTTATTCACTTGGTCTTTGTTTCAACCACACCCCAAAGCTTTCTGCTTTGAATGCTGCGCTTTTTCAGCGCCAGATTTTTAAGAGCATCACCGTCCTGGTGAGTAGTGCGTCCTGCTGATGGATACAATAATCACCGCAAGTGGTAATTAAGTCAACACCGCAAGAGATAAAATATTACCGCAAATGATTAAGTTGCTGATATTTGTGTGTATTTATTTTTTCACTTTTAGTGATATGCTCATAAAAACATCAACGAGGGCTTTGTTATGGGATTAGGAATGGATATGGAACGGGATGAGCTATTGGAAGATCGAGCAGCTTTCATCGCTGCCGAGATTGGCGGAGCGGTTGTTGAGCTGATTATCGGCGATGTGGTGATTAGTCGGGATGCGATTGTGGATAGCCTGGAAGCCAAGCGGAAGGAGGTGGGTAATGTTATTCACAAGGGATTGCTGAGGGATGCGGCGGGGTTCGTGAGGAAGGGGCAGTAAAAACCCGGCGCGGTGGCCGGGTTAATTAGACAACTGAGCGTATCACAGCGGAACCAACTTTTTTTCCTTCTGCTTTCCCTCTGTGGCTATGCCACGGCCTTCTGAAACTCAATTCAGATTCATCGTTCGTATCTATGATAACAAAGTCAATTTTCGCCCTAGAGAATGTAGAGCAAACAGCGCGTAAGGCAGATGTCGATGATGTGTATACCTTTTCGTCCTGTTGAAGGTTTCCACTCTGGCGATAAATGGTAACCATAAACTTACCATCACTTGGAAGTTTGGATAACTCCTGCAAATCCTTAATCATAACTACCGAAGTATTATCTGGATCTGCTGCCGCTTCTTGAACAGACTTTGAGTGAGATATGCCGATTCCAGCGATGATCAACATAATCAAACAGCCAATGATTATTTCCATTTTACTCGAAGATATCCTCCGGCCACTGACTAGCTACCACCTTACCTACAATGCGGCAATGCTCATTACATGGGATTATTGGGAACTGTGGGTTAAGCGGCTGTAGAAATACTTGTCCGCTATCTTTAATAAGTTTTTTGAAAGTAAACTCGTCTCCACCCAACCTTGCAATGCAGAAATCACCGGGGTCAACAGGCTCTTCCGGGTCTACCAGAATCAGCATACCTTCAGGGAAACTTGGCCTTGATCCAGCCGGGGCTGTCATTGAGTGACCATCAACTTCAAGCCAGAATGCGTTGTCACTGGCTTTCTTAGTCGTACTCACCCATCGCTCCGCATCACGTTCGGTGAATGTGCGAAATTCAGGTGAGAACATACCAGCCTGGACATGCGAGAACACTGGGTAGTCATAGTCATTGCTAACGACCATGTCACTTGATACAGACTTGTACATCTCTTCTATTTCTCTGGCAATAGAAGGACTGAACTCACCGACATTAACTTGCAAAACTTTTGCTAGCGCAGCTGCGTTACTGGCGTTGAGCGCATTTACGCCATTGAGAAGCGAGGCAATGGCTGATTGCCCGACATTCAAAGCGTCAGCGATGGATTCCTGGGAGAGCTTTAATACGGGTTTCTTGCTCTCATAAATAGCTTTTAGACGCCTGGCATCTTCAAGCTGTTCTTCTGTTAATGGTTTCTTTTTTATGCTCATAGTAGAAATTTAACACCGTAGGGGATAATTTACTAACACCGCACGTGTTGACATAGTTACCTCCGGCGGTGATAATCAATCCATGCACTAAGGAGGTCGTATGGAACAGCGCATAAAACTTAATGAATACGCACAACGATTCGGTCAAACCAAAGCTGCTCAAGACCTTGGGGTTTATCAGAGCGCTATTTTCAAGGCGTTAACAGCCAAGCGAGATATCACGGTAATCGTGCATGCAGATGGTTCTGTTTCTGCTGAAGAATTAAAACCGTTTCCCAGCATTCGCCGCGACAATAACGCAGCCTAAGTAACACCGCTCTTATCACATCTAAGCCCTGAAAAAGGGCGATTCAAAACAACAAGTCTTAATGGCTATGCGTGTCTGCGCATGGGCCTATTTAACTATTTAACACTCTAGGAATTTAACAAATGGAAAACTCAATTAACCGCAACAAGGTCAATGCCCGTCGCATTGAGTCCTGGTTGCTTAACCGTATCGCCATGAAAGGTGGAAACAACGTAGCTAAAGAGATCGGCGTCGATAAGGCACAGATAACCCGCTGGAAAGAAACGTGGCTGCCGAAGATGGCAATGCTGCTGGCAGTTCTGGAATGGGGTGTCGTTGATGACGATATGGCGCGGTTGGCAAGAGAAGTGGCTGCGGTACTAACAAAGAAAAATCGCCCGGCGGCAACCGAGCGATCTGACCAGATAAATATGAATTTCTAATAGGAGTCATTTTAATGGCTAAACGCAAAAAGTACCAGGAAAAAGAAGAGATTCGACACCCTGATTCACCAGATGGTTTGGTCGTTGCTGCTTCTAAAAATAAGGCGTTCGCAGAGCGTCTTGTTGGCGTTATTCGTATCGCAATGGCTAAGGCAGGGGTGAAGCATGGGCGTCGTTAAGCAATTAGCAGACTACAGGCCATCACTGGAGGCCGTGGAGCGTCAGGTGGCAGATCTCGATGATGGTTACGCCAGACTATCAAATATGCTCCTTGAGGCTTATTCAGGCGCCGATCTGACCAAGCGACATTTTAAAGTGCTGCTTGCCATTCTGCGCAAAACCTACGGTTGGAATAAGCCAATGGACAGAATAAGCGATTCGCAACTTAGCGAGATAACAAAGTTGCCAGTCAAGCGGTGCAATGAAGCCAAGTTAGAACTCGTCAGAATGAACGTTATCAAGCAACAAGGCGGCATGTTCGGACCAAATAAAAACATCTCAGAATGGTGCATCCCTCAAAGTGATGGGAAATCCCCTAAAATGAGGGATAAAACATCCCTCAAAATGAGGGAGTCGTATCCCTCAAAACAGGGGGACACAAAAGACACTATTCAAAAGAAAGAAAAACAAGATCCCCCCATACCCCCCGAGGGGGGTTTGGAAGGGGCGATTAAGGCTCTTGAGTATTACAACGAGCTAACCGGTTCATCGTGCCGTTCTGCCGAGCACTATCTGAAGCTGATGACGGCAACCAAGACCAGACAAGCCTACACCCTGCAAGACGTCACCCTGGTTACCAGATGGGTAATTCAAACCTGGAAGAAAAAAGGGAACTCATTTCCTAAGCCGGAAAATATCTGCCGCGTTAAATATTTCGACGGATACCTGTCTGACGCCGAGAAGTGGCAGCGAGAAGGTGTTGATATTGACTGTCAGGCAGTAATCGACGCCTACAACGAAGTTACTGATGGACGTATGCCATTTGCTGAATTGTATCGGGATCGGGAAATCGCAATTCGTGAGATGGCTACCCACCTTGCCAAGAAGAATGTTGAAGGTTTCCGTAACTATTTCAAAGCGTTCCTTTCATCTGCCAGAGAGTTTTACTTTGGTGGACCGGACGGATCCGGATGGTGTGCGAACTTCGACACCCTGATGGAATTGAAGACGCTTCGCAAGGTCAAGGAGGGTTCACTATGAGACAGGATATCGAGGCCAGTGTGATTGGCGGGTTACTTCTCGGCGGCCTTACCCCGGCGGCAACTGACGTTCTCGCCCGGATTGATGCTGAAGCGTTCACAATCCCACTCTACCGGAAAGCCTTTGAGGTGATCCGCAAGCAAGCCAGAAATCGCAAACTGATTGACGCTCTGATGGTCGCTGAGGAATGCGGGGATCAGCATGCTACCGATGTGATGATGACTGCCAGAGCATGCCCCAGCGCTGCAAACCTGACTGGTTACGCAGATATGCTGGCAGACCAGCATCAGCGTCGATTGTTCCTGCATGCCATAGACGAGCTACGCGGCGATGTGAGCAACGGAACTCTGGACGGAGCAGCATCGGCAATGGACGAGCTAATGCGTCGCCTGAGCACCATCAGGAAGCCAAGAGCCGAGGTTAAGCCCGTTCGTTTAGGTGAAGTCCTGAATGACTATGCCGAAACGCTGGAGAACAGGCTTAAAAACGGTGAAGAGTCGGACACCATGAAGACCGGTATCGACGAACTGGACGCGATTACTGGCGGGATGAACGCTGAGGATTTGGTGATTATCGCTGCCCGTCCTGGTATGGGTAAAACGGAACTATCGCTGAAGATTGCTGAAGGCGTGGCGAGTCGACCGCTGCCGGGAACTGACACCTTGCGCGGGGTGCTTATTTTCAGCATGGAGATGAGCAACCTGCAGATCGCCGAGCGAAGCATTGCAGGGCGAGAAAACATGTCTGTAAGTGTTCTGCGCAACCCGGCAAACATGGACGACGAAGGATGGGCAAGAGTTTACAACGCCATATGCCACCTGAAAGACCTCGATGTCTGGATGGTTGACGCGTCCAAGTTGACAGTCGAAGAAATCCGCAGCATTGCCGAACGTCACAAACAGGAAAACCCGGCGCTATCACTCATCATGGTTGACTACCTCGGCCTGATTGAGAAGCCAAAAGCAGAGCGAAATGACCTGGCTATAGCGCACATCTCCGGAAGCCTGAAGGCGATGGCTAAAGACCTGAAGACGCCAGTTATCTCTCTAAGCCAGTTATCCCGCGAAGTTGAGAAACGGCCTAACAAGCGACCGGTTAACGCAGATCTGCGCGACTCAGGAAGCGTAGAGCAGGACGCTGACTGCATCATCATGCTCTATCGGGAAGCGGTATACGACGAACATAGCCCCGCGGCGAAGTTTGCGGAAATCATCGTTACCAAAAACCGTTTTGGCTCGCTTGGCACTGTTTACCAGCGATTCGTTAACGGTCACTTCATGCCATGCGATCAGGATGAGGCCCGCATGATTTCAACCAGCAAGCCTTCAACTGGAAAGCGTTATGCCAAAGGAGCAGACGTATGAGTTTCAAAGAAGCACGTAACACCAGAGAAATTATCGAAGCTGAGTACCCTGAATTCCCTGAAACCATCCTCCACGCTGAACTATGCCGCGCCTGTGCTCGCGTAGACGGTCGCAGCATCAAGCAGTCACTCAAGGCATTTGCTCTGGCACGTATCGAAAAGGTTGAGAGCAAGCCACTTAAAGGCGCACTGGAGCAGATGGCATCCAGCATGTTTCCTGAGACAGAGATAGCCCGTATACGCGCCTGTGTAGGTCGCATGGAATCGGCACTGGTTAAGACATTCGGAGTGAAGCGAGCATGACAAGCAGAGAGCAGTTTGAAGCGTGGTTTAAGTCAGATTATCACCCTGACAAGTCAAGCCCATACCTGAAAGACGCGTTGTTTCTAGCATGGCAAGCATCACGCGAAGCTATCGAGATTAAGCTTCCCGTTAAGGTGGAATGTAGCCCATATGAGCATTACATGCCGCAATACACAATGGATGCTGAAAGCGTGGAAAGTGCCATCCGATCAGTTGGAATCAAGGTGAAGGATTGCTGAAATGACTGAACCTTACATAGCAGAGCTATCTGCAAGCGTGGCCGTGATAGTCGGCCTTTTTTATGCCCGGAGGAAATGGTGAAGCTCGATAAATTCTACTTCCTTGGCAAGTTCGTATTTGGCTTTGGGATATCAACTGAGCTATGGCACACGGAGCGTAAATCAGGCGGTAAGGTTGTGCATTTCCTCCATTTTGGTTACACGCCAGACCTTAGCCCTGAGAGATCATTCAAGGCATCGCTACTGGTGCTCACATTCATATTTTTAACGATGCGGATAGGCATATGCCGAAAACGCAAAAACATCGATTAACAGGCCTGCTTAGCGGGCCTTTTTTATGAGGGTAGGATTATGAATAGCAAACAAGCATTAGGTTTAACGATGAATGAGCTTGCAGAAGCAAATGCCGAGCACGTGACAACTATTTCTAAGCTCGAGCAAAAGCTCACAGACATGGCAGTACAGCTCGCTAACGCCGAGAGCAAGTGCAGGGATCTGGCGGCGGAGAGTGCGGGGCTGAAGGCGACATGTGATGATCGTCGCACATTCATCATGAACGGTGTGCAGATTGGTTATATCCAGGTTCCGACAGTAGAAACAGACCCAGCACTTGAAACCATTCGCGTTGCCGTGTCACCGCAAGAACCCACCCCAGCCACCGACGCTTTCCTGGCTGAAGTGCGGGCGCAGGGTGTGGAGATGTACGCCGAGCATTTGACACGCAAAGCCATCGCAAGTGGAGAGAATAAAAACCATGCCTACGCATACTCAGCTAATAACTTCGCCGCCCAACTTCGCAAAGGAGCCTCACTATGAGCAACCGATTCTACATGCTGTGCACACGAGAAACTGTCGGGAGCAACGCGTCATTCCACTGCCATAATGGCAATGGGTATAGCTCAAACATCGACCGCGCTCACGTGTATACCCGAGAAGAGGCACAACACAACTGGGATTTAGGCAGAGAGATTGATCAGCCAGTTTGCGCAGACAGCGTTGATTCCTTGGCTACCTGGCATGTCGACTGCCAGTACATTCCTGCTGAAAGTGTTATTGAACCCGGATGCGAGTCCTACGTGGCCTACAAAAAAGGAAGCTGGAACGGCAACGATGTGTACTGGCTGCAACATGGCGGACTTCCAACAGACGACTTCAGTAAAGCATTCGTTTTTGTTTCAGCTAACACAGCAGAGCCTGGAATTGTCTGGATTCCTTTCGCCCTGGCTGACAAGGCTAAGCGCCGCACATTCAGCATCAATGAATTTAATCGCCGCACCATGGTACAGGCGGCAGGGCTGGTTATGCCTGACTGGTTGAAAAAACAAAACCGCAGGAAAAAGGCACGAAGCGGAAAGGTTCGCTGGAACTGCACTTGCTGCGGAAAAATTAGCTGGCAGTACAACCCATATGATTTTGAAGGTTGCCTCGACTACTCATGCGAAGGATGGAGACCCCAATGACAGCACTCAACAAACAGGCGCTGCGTGATAGCGCACTCGACATGATTCGCGTACTGGGATACATCGCCAGCTTTGAATCTGAGGATATCGATGGTGATGATCTCGAACTTCGTTTTGAAACAGAGGATGGTTTAGACACAGGATGCACCATAAGCATTACCAGCCAGTGCCAGGATGCCTCTGACGTTATGCATCAACTGTTAAATGAGCTGGAAGCCGCAGAGAAGCGCATAGCAGAACAAAGCGCGATTGTTACTGCTGCTGAGAAACTGGTTCGCTGCAAAGGGCGCTATCACGGCGAGCTTAATTATCGCGCGCTGGCGAAATTGTTTGGCGTCACTGCGCCGGATTTACCACCACTTGAACATGAAAACGTTCACTACGCTGACGCCGCCGAGATGGAAATTTCTGGACTTCGCCAGCTGATTGTTGAACTGGAAGCACGAAAGGTATGTGTTCCAAGGATATCTAACGATGAATTCTGGTTAAGTTTTAATAATAGGATTGTATTCCGCGAAGAAACGTATCGCAGCGCGGTAATTAAGTCGATAGAAGCCGCTGGCATTGGCGTAAAGGGGGAGTGAGATGATCGCCGCAAATTACACTTTGCATCTTCATTGCGACTGCGAGGAATGCACAGCAAAGCAATGGGGTAGTCCTGATTTTGGTGAGTACGTTGGTTCATCGTGGTCTGGCTGCGCTAAAGAGGCGCGGTCACATGGATGGCGTATCAGCAAAGACAAGACACGAGCTTTCGCACCTGGACATAAAATTTCGAGGACTAACCCATGACAACTAACAACCACCCGGCGAACGGTCCTGTATCACTCGAGCGCCTGCACCAGATAAGCGAAATACTCAGCAAAGCAGCAGCACAAAGCGACGGCGGTAATATCGGCTATGCAATGGCCGATGCTGTGAAGGTGATTGATGGGGCGATTTCGGAGTTTGGAGTTGAGCCTGTGGCGTGGACTAGCACTAACGCACTTGATGATGTGTTTTGCGGTAAAACTTCGATGATTGGGCCTAATGGCGTGGTTGGTGGTATTCCGCTCTACACCGCACCGCCAGCGCCGGTTTCCCCGGATAAAATGACGGTTGAAATGACTTATCCAAGAGTACAAACAAACTGGCATGATGCGAAGAATTTCGCTGAAGGTTGGAACGCTTGCCGCGCCGACATGCTTCAGAATGCCGAACCTGTAACAAAGCATTATAAGTTGCCTCCACATGTTTACCGTGAACTCGTGAACAGTCTTCGTGATACTGCGGTTAAGTATCATGGATGTCAGCAACTTCGGGAGCAGATTAGCGAAACCCTGAGCTCAGTAATAACTCATACGCCGCACTGCGGCAACTCTACGGTAACCCCGGAGGGGAACACCTGTAAATATTGCGGCGGTACTGGATATTTCCGCTGGCAAAAATCAGCAGAAACCCTCCCGTGCCCATGTGTGGGATGCGATCTGCCAGCAACGGGGGTGAAGTAATGAGTGATGCTCAAATCATGGTCGTTCTATTGATGCTGCCGATAATCATGATTGTAATGGCGGTATTCATATTCAGGACTGATGTTATGGATGAGGTTGAAAAATCATGTACTCGAGATGAAGACCATAACAACTTTATAGGCGCTATACAGCGAGAAATCGATAGCCTGAAAATTCAGCCGGTAACAGCTAGGAGTTACTATGCGCTGATAATTTTGGGAGAAATCAAACAAAAACTTTTGTCATCAAATCTTGATGAGTTTAATCGCAGACTTTCGCAACCTAAATACAGGGCGAATTTACCATATTGGCGTATTGAGCAGATGTATTTCTGGGATTACGAAATGATGATGGAAAGATACGATAACAAATTTAACGCCAAGTGTGGCTTGGAGAGCTAGAAGATGAACGTTTTATTGCCAAGAATTGGTGACAACTTCAGAGTCAACTATGTGAACAGTATTTATGTTGAAAACCCAAGAGACCCACTGATTAAAAATGACGACTATCCCATGACCGTTTTTACTGATAGTTACTTTGTCAATGGTGATGTACCTGATGGGTTTTACGTATTTATCAACTGTTGTGTTCCGTTTGAGTGGCATGATAAATATAAAGACTCGATGAATATAATATTCATAGCTTGCCAATATCACTAAATTCCTCTGTCAGCAACATCTCATCAGTAGTGATGTATAATCCCTCTCAAAGCATCGAGGGGGATTCATCATGTCAGGTCATAACATCGCAGCAAAATCAAAAGACGAGCATGACAAGGTTAACGTTGATCTGGCGGCCAGCGGTGTAGCGTACAAAGAGCGCCTGAACATGCCAGTTATCGCTGAGCAGGTAGCCCGCGAGCAGCCAGAGCATCTACGTGAATACTTCATGGAGCGCGTCCGTTACTACCGCGAGCAGAGCCTGACACTGCCGAAAGCATCCGATCCGCGCTATCTGGATATGGCTGCACAAAACGAGAAAAAGTAATCCACATTGACACCCACAAATTTCGATTATACTGTATATGTGTACAGTATTTATTGTGAGGTGTTTATATGGGCTTCCCGTCTCCCGCTAATGACTATGTAGAAACATGCCTGACGGTTGATCGCTTATGTCACATGGATGCCAACTGTATCGTCATTGATACATCATCTGGTTATGCAGTGATTAACCGTGCTCTCAGGGTTAAGCAGGGAGCGCCAATCCTCATCAATCACTGTGGTCGCATTCAGTTCGCAAAGCTGATGGGTGAGGCGCTGATAACGTCAGAAGGTGAGTCTCTGGAAGGTGAGTCTCTGGATGATGTTGATGTGATCGGCGTGGTCACGTTCTTCATCAACTCAGCTCTTCAGGAAGCCGCTGATTCATCACCGATATAAGTAACGCGCAACGTCAAGCAACATTACCCACTCTCAAAATTAATGTTATAATTATGTCGCAGTCGGATTGAGCACCCGGCTGTGACCTCTGCATCTGATTGGGAAATTAGATGCGAAACACAAAGAGTACGACATACCATATCCCGTCAGCGTTATCTAATGCTGAGGGTTTTCTGCATTCTGCGTTTGACCTCTGCGGAGGTGAAGCGTGAGCGTGAAATTCTATCTCCGTGACGAACAGGTTCGTCGCAACCTCATCGATTACATCAACAAGCAACCTGTAAGCGACTCCATGCCGCTTGTGGTTAGCTTTTCTGACCCTAAACGCACCTTGCCTCAAAATGCATTGTTCCATGCCCTGTGTGGAGATTTTACGAAGCATCGCATCCGTTGGGCTGGTTCTGCATGGTCACTGCCATCATGGAAATCAATTCTTGTCTCCGGTCACTCTATTGCCACTGGCGGTCAGGGAAAGGTTATCGCTGGCCTTGAAGGTGAGCTCGTAGCCATCCGTGAAAGCACGTCATCAATGGGCGTAAAGCGCATGAATAGCCTGATTGAGTACACACAGGCATTCGCAGTCAGCCAGAACATTCAACTTCGCGATGTCCGTTACCGCGGCGACTATTTCGGGAGGACTTCGTGATGCGTAAACCTACCCGCCGCAGCTGCAAAATCTGCAAGACCAAATTCACCGCTACCTACGACAACGTCTGGTGGTGCTGTCCTGAACATGGCGCTGAATACGCTCTACAGGTGCTGGAGAAGAAGCGAGAAAAACAACTCGCCGACAAACAGAAAGCGGATCGTGTTGCATGGCGCAAGCGAAAAGCCGCCGTTAAACCTCTCAGGCATTGGGAAGATGTAACTCAGCGAGTCGTTAATGACTACATCCGTGAGCGTGACCATTATTTGCCATGCATCAGTTGCGGAACGTTCGACACCGTCCAGTGGGAAGCAGGTCACTACCGGTCACGCGGTAAGGCATCACACCTGCGCTACCACGAAGACAATATTAGTAAACAATGTCACCACTGCAATGTGCAGCTGTCTGGAAATCAGCAGCAGTACCGCCTTGGGCTTATCGAGAAAATCGGGCCTGAACGCCTCGAGGCGCTCGAAAACAACAATACCCCACACCGATACACCATCGAAGAACTCGAAGCCATCAGGAAGCATTACAGCGCTCTGAGGCGTCAACTCGTCAAAACAAGGGAGGCAGCATGACCCGCACCGATATCGACAACTATCAGCGCTCGTCAGTAGAGCGTGCTACCAGGCTGACTCCTTACGCAAGAAGTGAAATATCCCGGATTGATAGAGAGACAGCAGAGCTTCAGAAACGCATCGATCGGAACAACGAATTACGCCGTGAAATCATCAACCGCGCAAACATCAATAAGGGTCCGTCAGCATGAATACTCAATACCTGCAGTTTGTACGGGAGCAACTCATTGTAGCTACGGCTGACCTTAGCGGTGCGACGAAAGGCCAACTGGTAGCGTTTGCTGAGAACGCGATGTTTGAATCGACTCCGCGCAGCCGTTCTCGTCTGAAGGTGGTTAATCCGGCTAACGGTCGCCTGATGAATCCAACCAGTCCACCAATTTCCGGGCAGCAGTCACGAGCGAAAGGTTCATCTATCGCATTGGTGCAACCGGTGGAGTATTCAACAGCATCATGGCGTCGCGCTGTGCTGTCACTCGATGAGCATCAGAAAGCCTGGTTACTCTGGAACTATAGCGAGAATGTGCGATGGGAGAATCAGATTTCTATCACTCAATGGGCGTGGTCAGAGTTTAAATCCTCCCTTGGCACAAAGAAGGTAGCAGGGAAGACGCTGGATAGGCTGAGGGCCCTTATCTGGTTAGCTGCGCAGGACGTGAAAGCAGAACTGGCAGGGCGCGAAACTTACGAATATCAGCAATTGGCGCAACTGGTAGGGGTGGCAAAGGCGACCTGGACTGAAACTTATCTCCCGCACTGGCTGGCGATGAAACAAGCATTCGAGCGTCTCGATAATCAGGCTCTGCTTTCAGTTTCGCGATCACGTTCACAACAAAAGGCGACAAATTTATACACAAGTCTTGCAAAACCGAACTGAAAAGCATATATTTCATATAAATCTGATATCGTCGCCATAGCTTTGGTTGTCGACCGAATTACACAAAATAGCCCCGGTTAATCGCTGGGGCTTTTTCGTATCTGCACAACAGATAATTGCATTGGGGTGACCGGTTAATCCCGTTACGCTAACCGAAACAGGCGCAGTGCAATTATCGTTGTGGTGAATAAGGCATTGGCAAGGCGACTACCCACCGCTTTGTTCTGAAGAGGAATCTGCGCAGAGTTTTCATGCCGAATAGACTGCGTACCGCAACCAAATTCCTACCAGGACCATAAGAGCGAAAGCTCAACGCACCACCCTCATCTTGCCAGCATCGCCGCTGGCTTTTTTAAAGCGCATTACCACCAAGAACCAGACCCAACCAACTCATTGCTGAATATCTGTGGCTACGGTGGCTTAGTGCGCTTCAAAAAAGAAAACCCGCTCAATGGCGGGCTTTGTGAAAATGGGTGACTGTTAACTGCTCATGTTAACTTTTTTACAGACACCTCAACCTCATATCCAAGAAGGTACAAGGCTTGTTCCAGTGTTTCGACTTTGGACGCATGACTAACATCAAGCAGGCGATCAATCTGCGGGCCTTTCTGGTTGAGCTTCCTTGCTAAGTCAGCTTTGCGGGTGCCGGTGCTGATCATCGCATTATGCAGGGCAGCTTTCAGGCATGTGAGAGCAGGGAGGTGGATAACAATCTCGTCCTCCTTAGCTGCTGAAGGTTCTTTAATTGGTATACGCGAATCAATCAATTCGCCGATCATTGCTGTTAAAGCGTCTCGCGCTTCGAGTTCGATATCGTCCTCATTGAAAGCGACTGAATGCAGATTCTCAAAGTCACGAAAGCTGATCTCAAACTGTTCAGTATCCTCATCGAAAGATACTGATGCCGAGTATTTAAACATATATAAATCCTCTTTCCGGTTATGGTCTCAATGACCAGATTCAGTGTCGAAAAGGGTGGGGCCTAAAGCCCCAGATCCTTGATTATCGATTTTCTTGTTCCCTCTGGTATCTCCTTGGAGCCGTGGAAGGGGAATATTGACATCCTTCCGTTGATTGTTGCTTTTCGGTGACTTCCGCCGCCTCTTGCATTTTCAATCGTGACCCCTTGGGACTTTAACCAGCGAAGGAACTCGCTGTATTTCACTGAATCCTCCTGTTCGTTGTTGATGCAATTATAATAACACAAAAGATTATAAACACAACAAAAATGTTGTGTATTTATGCGCCCATATCCAATTAGGAAAGGGTTGATTAACACTACAAACACAGCACCCCGTTCCTTCGGAGGTGATATGGCAAAACGTATGAATGACGACCACAAGATTGTAGGCCTGTCCTGGCTAGTTCTGCTCGGCATTGCATGCTGGGGCGGTTTGGTTCGCTACCTGATTGACGTTAAGCAGAATAAAGCAACATGGAGCTGGATTAACGCTCTCGCGCAGATCGCTGTCTCCGGCTTTACCGGCCTAATTGGTGGGTTGATAAGCGTGGAGAGCGGATTGAGTTTTCACATGATTCTGGTCACATCCGGCATTAGCGGGGCGATGGGATCCGTTGCTCTTACTTATTTTTGGGAACGCCTGACGGGTATGAAGAATGCAAACCAATAGCTTTAAATTCTCCCAGCGCAGTGAGACAAACCTGAAAGGTGTCAATCCTGATCTGGTAAGAGTGATCCGCCGATCTCTTGAATTGACCACAGTCGACTTCATCGTTATCGAAGGTCTGAGAACGCAAGCCAGACAGAAAGAAATGGTTGCTACTGGCAAGTCGCAGACAATGAATAGCCGCCATCTGACCGGTCACGCTGTCGATATCATCCCAGTTAACACTACTTGGAAGATTGAAGAGTTCAAGCCGTTGCTCAAGGCGGTTAAACAGGCTGCTGATGAACAGGGTCTGAAACTCCGATTCGGCATCAACTGGAAAAATGACCCGTCACTGCCCATTGAAACCAAATTCATCGACGCGCCTCATATCGAGATTCCTGCATGAATATCAGCCTGAAGTCGTTGATTGTGCTTGGCGTGATTCTCCTGATGGCTCTGGCGTCGTGGCTGTCGTATGTCGGTTACAAAGTCGAGAAGAAACGCGCTGATGATGCTGAGCAGTCGGCAACCAGTGCCGTGACCATTACCGATAACGTTCTGCGCACCATCAAAATCACCAATATCGTTCTGGAAACTAACCAGTATGCAAAACAGCAGATCACACTGGAGTCACAGAGAGCCCAGGCAGATATCAAAGTGGCTGTTGCGAATGATGACTGTGCTAGTCGGCCTGTTCCTAATGCAGCTGCTGAGCGGTTGCGCCAATACGCAGACAGTTTACGTGAAGGTTCCAGTAGTACCGCTACCAACAAACCTGACCTCTGACACTGTGCAGCCAGCCATTCCCGACCCGCTTACTTATGGGGCCAGTCTGGATCTGAATGTCAGCCTGTTATCGGCTCTTGGGCAGTGCAACACCGATAAGGCCAGCATCAGGGCGATAGAAGATCACCGAGCCTCGCAATAGCGGGGCTTTTTTATACCCGAATTTCACCGCGCATCTCACGCGCATTTCACCACTCAGAACCTTTCAGGATGACCCTTGAGGATCCCGGCTGGCTGTCGGAGCCTCTGAGGGCCGGTTTTCCTGTGAGACAAGGTTCATCGCTAAAAGGTAATTACCGACATGACAAATCAAACCGTTAATGTTTACGGCGTTTCTGTCCGGGTTGATTCCGCAGGGAGATACAACCTTAACGATCTGCATGCGGCAGCCGTTTCCAATGGAGAGGCGACAGAATCACAAAGGCCGAACAAATTTATTCGAAGCGCGGCTGTAAAACGCTTTGTTTCTGCACTAGATTCCAGAGGACAAAAATGTCGTCTGGAAATAAATCAATCACTTAGTGTAGTTAACGGTGGAGTTAACCAAGGTGTATGGGCTGCCGAGTTGTTAGCGATTCGCTATGCAGCATGGATTAAACCGGAGTTTGAAATCCGCGTTTATGAAACCTTCCGTGAGTCCGTGCTCAATGGACTTAGCAATATGAATCGGCTTAACCGCTTAGACCTGCTGATCGCCAATGAGGCCAAAGAGATCAGCGCCTGCGCTCGTGCAATGAACAAGTGGGGAGTTGGAGGACGCAAGAAACTACTCAACTGCGCGCGTGAGCGGATCGTCAGCCAGATAGACCCTGACATGGTCACGCTGATGGAAGCGAAAGCTGGGTAACCGGCTCAAAATTGAGCTCGTCGGCAAGAGAGCCACTTTCACAACGGCTCTCCATTACAAAGCTCATCTGCGGGTGGGATTGATAATGCCGTAGCGTTTCAAAAGCGGCAGGCTGATTGCCAGGCAAAGCGTACTGATGATCTGGTTAATGGATGGCGCGTAAGCGACGGCTAAAGAAATAACTAATTCTGAGAACATGTAACCTCCTATAGAAAAGACGAGGCAGGCGAATTCTGCTTCTATAGTGGTCTGTTAATCCAGAAGTCCAACGCCGTTGGAAACCCCCATCTTCTAGAGTGGTCTTTAAATATCCCGACAAAGGGATAGGCACCTGGATATCCCAACAAGCGGATAAAGAGGCTCTCAATGTCCGACATCTACATCATCAAACTGACTACGAACGACGGCGGCGAGTACACGGGCAAGATGTCACGGCGTCAGCCTGAGCTGGTTAATGGCTTTGTGCCGCTGGCGACCGAGACGGGCGAGTGGCTGTATTTCGCTCCTGCCGATGTGAAGCGCGTGGAGTTCACGCCAGTACAGGCAGAGCAGACCGAACAATGAGCGGGCTAAGTGAAAAAGAGAGCGTGGGGCGAGCTGCCGCTCAGTTTACCAATGAGCAGCAGCCCCAATTTGTAATTTAAACAAATTCCCGAAGTTTCTCGGTTAGCAGTTGCGAGCTTATTGCCTCTGGTGTATCACCTTGAATCGTATTGTCTTCTATAGCTTCTAAAAGCCCTTTGCTAATTGCGTTTTTGACATTGGCGCCATGCTTCAACTCAATAAACTGAAGCAATGCCTTTATCATTGATTTGTGTGCGACCATGGATGCGTTAAGGTCCAAAACTTTATCTTCAAGTTCTTCAAGCCTTGCATTTAAGTCTTCCATCATTACCTCTGAGATTAAAAATGGCACTCACCGACAAACAAGATATGTTCTGTCGCGAGTACCTCATCGATTTAAACGCCACGCAAGCGGCTATTCGGGCGGGGTACAGCGCTAAGACAGCTAACCGCACTGCGTCCGAAAACCTGTCAAAACCTGACATCCAGTCCAGAATTGCCGAACTTAAAGCGCAACGCAATGATCTGGTTGGCATAAATGCGACATACGTCCTGAATCGTCTCGTTGAGATAGACCAGATGGACGTGCTGGATATCCTGACCTCGACCGGAGAGTTGAAGCCGGTTTCTCAGTGGCCCAAGGTCTGGAGGACAACGCTATCCGGGCTGGATGTCGTCGAGATGTCAGCCGAGGGAAACACGGCCGCGCTGCTCAAGAAGATTAAGTGGCCGGATAAGGTGAAGAACCTCGAACTGATTGGTAAGCACATTGATGTCCAAGCATTCCGTGAGCAGGTGAAAACTGAACACGTTGTCGATTCAATTTCAGACCTGATGGATTCACTGTCTCAGGGGGCGTAATGAAACCTGAGCACATCAAGCTGCTGTCCGACAAAGACTGGCGGCTGAATAATCTTTACTGGATCACCGACAAAGAGGGAAAGCCTACGCGCTTCAGGATGACGCCTGAGCAGCGGGAATACTTCGAGGGGATCCACACCCGCAACATCATCCTGAAAGCTCGCCAACTCGGTTTCACAACTGAGGTGTGCATCATCCAGCTCGACGCGGCCCTGTTCGAGTCGGCGAAGTGCGCCCTGATTGCCCACACGCTGAATGACGCAAAGCGCCTGTTCCGAGAAAAGGTTAAGTACGCATACGACAAGCTGCCGGCAGAGATAAAGGCTGCCAACCCGGCGAGCAATGATTCGTCTGGTGAGCTCGTCTTTAAGAAGGGCGGCTCGCTATACGTCAGCACGTCGTTTCGTGGTGGCACGCTGCGCTACCTGCACGTTTCCGAGTTCGGGAAGATATGCGCCAAGTATCCAGACAAAGCCCGTGAGATCGTCACTGGTGCGTTTGAGGCGGTATCGACTGGATGCTTCGCTACAATCGAGAGCACGGCAGAGGGCCGGGCGGGTTACTTCTTCGATTACTGCCAGACGGCAGAGAAGGCGTTGCTCCAGGGTAAGCCACTTTCAGCGCTGGACTGGAAGTTTTTCTTCTTCTCCTGGTGGAAGAACCCGCAGTACGCAATCGACCCGATCGAATCGTTGCCGGTGCGCCTGCTTGAGTACTTCGCTGAAATGGAAGCGAAGCACGGCGTGGTAGTCAATGAACGCCAGAAGGCCTGGTATTACGCCAAAGAGAAAACGCTCGGCGATGACATGAAGCGCGAATACCCGACCATTCCGGCCGAGGCGTTCCAGCAGTCGGTCGAGGGCGCGTACTACGCCAAGCAGTTCCGCTGGCTCTATACCAACAAGCGGATCGGGAAAATCCCTGACAACTCGCACCTACCGGTTCATACGTTCTGGGATATCGGCGTGGGCGACTCGACGGCGATCTGGTTCGTTCGCGAGGTTGGCGAAGAGTTTCATGTCATCGACTACTACGAAAACTCTGGCGAAGGCCTGAGGCACTACATGAAGGTGCTGAAAGACCGTGGCTATGAGTACGGAGAGCACTGGGGTCCGCACGACATCGAAAACCGCGAGTTCGCTGCTGATGCGAAGTCACGCAAAGAACTGGCGCGCGAAGGTTACGAGATTGACGGTCAGATGTATTCGATAAACTTCCGCGTTGTGCCGAAAGCCGGGATCGACACTGGCATTGAATCGGCCCGTGAAATTCTCTCATCCTGTGTATTCGATGAGGAGAAGTGCGCTGTTGGCATCTCTCACCTCGAAGGTTACCGTAAGGAGTGGGACGACAAACGCGGATGCTGGAAAGATAAACCGCTTCATGACTTCACATCACACGGCGCTGACAGCTTCCGTTATTTCGCAGTGACGAAGAACAACCGTAAGCAGGTCGGCACAGTATTCTTCTAAGGAGCATCGCCAGTGAGCGAACAAGATAACGGCCTTCAATTGGCTGTGAACAACCTCGCCACTGAAATGAGGCGAGCAAATTACCTGAATGCCATCGGCATCGGTGGCGGCAACACGAAGCGCCCAACACTTTACCAGGAATTTGGCTACCCGCGCACGATCACCTTCAACGACTTCTACAACATGTACCGTCGCAACGCCGCTGGCTTCGCTGTGGTGCATCGCCTGCTTGAAGGTTGCTGGCAGGACTATCCGGTCATTGTTGACGGTGACGAAGCGCAGAAGGCGAAGAAAACAAACGCCTGGGAAAAGAAAGTCACCAAATTCATGAAGAAGTGGTGGCCTAAGGTGAAGGATGCCGATCGCCGCAATATGGTGGGTCGCTACTCCGCGCTGCTGCTGCAGGTGAAAGATAATAAGTCGTGGAATGAGCCAGTAGATATCAAGCTGGTGAAATCCCTTGGCGAGTCAGCGCTGGTAAAACTCATCCCTGTGTGGGAGCCACAGTTAACCGTCGCCGAATGGGATAACGACCGTCAGTCCGAAACGTTCGGGCAGCCGAAGATGTTCAACTTCAACGAACAGCCGGTTGGTGATGAGCCTTTTGTCGGGCCGATGCGCGGAGAACCGGTACACCCGAGCCGCGTTATCCTGTTCTGCGAAGGATCTGAAGACGACAATGTCCTGTCCGGCATCCCACTGCTGGAGGCTGGTTTCAACAAAGGCCTCGATATAGAGAAGATTTCCGGCGGTGGCGCTGAGGGCTTCCTGAAGAACGCCAGCCGTCAAATTGCCGTCGAATTCAGCAAAGAAACCGACATGAACACGCTGGCAGACCAGGCTAAGAAGGCTGGCTATGCCGATCTCGGCGAAGCGATGGGCGACAAGGTCAACAAGCTAAACCGCGGTACCGATGCGGCAGCCGTGATGCAGGCCGGGCAGATGCACGTTCTGAGCGTTACGCCCGGCGACCCGGGGCCGACCTGGGAAGTCACCGCGAACGAACTGGCCGCCTCCGTACAGATCCCGTTCACCATCCTGTTCGGTCAGCAGACCGGGCGACTGGCGAGCGACGAGGACAAGACTGACTGGGCTATCCGTCGAAACACACGGCGTAATGGCTTCCTGACAGATCGCATTACCGCGCTGCTTGAGCGCTTCTGGACGCTTGGGATTATCGACCCTCCAACCAAAGGCGAGGTCACCATATCGTGGAGCGACCTGCTGGCGCCCGGCGAGAAAGAGAAGATTGAGAACGCATCTAAGCTGGCCGATATCGTGCAGAAAACCACTGGCTTCTATGGCGGTGAGCCGCCTGTTACAGCCAATGAGCTGCGCGAAGTTGTTGGGCTTGACCCGCTACCGGAGCCAAAAGAACCGCCCAACCCGGACGATAAGGTGACAACTGATGATCCACTGGCCGATGACACCAGAACAGACGGCAAAGGTGGGGCTGCCGATAGTTCCGCGCAGCAAGGTTGACCCGACCCGATCGGCAAAGCAGGTAACCGCGATGTTCCGGGATATCGAGAGTCGGTATCTCGGCATCAAGCGCGCGCTGAAAACTCTGTTCGACCAGCGCCTGACCGGGAGAGAGCGTGAGGTAAATAGCCATAACTGGCATTTCCTGTGCCACGACCACGGCGAGGATATGCGGATCTACCAGGTCAACGCTGGCAAGTTCATCTACGACATGTCGGCGCAGGAACTGGCGGATTTGCTGGAAGCAGTGCAGGGCATTCTCGACGATTACCTGCTGGATGGTGGCGAGCAAAACCTCTGGGCGATGGGTTACGTCGTCGCTGAGGCGCAGCGCGGCACGCTGGAGGCATTCAACAACCTCTCGCAGCAGTCTCAGGTGTACGCCAGCCAGACGACGCTCCAGCAGCTTTTAAGCAGCCCCGGTTATCTGAATCAGATATCGGCGGCCAGGCTGACAACTTTCAGTGACTGGAAGGTTATCAGCGATACGGCCCGCGGAGACCTGACCAACATCATCACCGACGCGGTAGCGCGCGGCGTGAATCCTCGCGAGACAGCCAGCGTCATCAGCAAGCGCCTCGATGTGTCGATGTCGAAGGCCAAGACCATCGCTCAGACTGAGCAGGTCGGCGCGCTTCGGCAGGCGCAGTGGAACGAAACGGACTGGGCTGCTGACCGGCTGGGGCTGAATACCGGCCTGCTATGGCTGTCAGCGCTCAAGCCTACGACGCGCACATGGCACGCCAGCCGACACGGTAAGGTCTACACCACCGAAGAGGTGCGGGACTTCTACGCTGAGAATGGCAACCGGTACAACTGCTACTGCAGCCAGATTCCGGCGCTGCTCAACGAAGACGGCAGCATATACAACCAAGGCTTGTCTGATAAGCTCGCCACCGAGAGAAAACGGTGGCAGAGCCAAGAAAATTAAACCACCGGAAGAACCGCTTCTAAACGGAATTCCACGGTGAATGTTGGGGTTTCTACTCCAACGACGGAAGACAGCGCTTGCATAGCAGCCATTGCAGCAGCTTTGGCAGTCACTTTGTCATCCAGTGATGGTGTGCCGGTGGTAGTAAATACAGCGTCGAGATTCTGCTTTTTACCATCAATTAGTGCAGAGAATAAGACCTTGTATTGCATTTTAACTCCATGTTTTTAGTGAATAACAACCAACTGTCATAATGAGGACTATCCATGAAGCTGTCCAGCGTTCATGTAAAAAGCCTCGCCATCAACGCCTCCAACATCTCAACGACAACAATCAACGGTCAGGAACACTACGTCATTCGTGGTGCGGTTCCGATCGTCGATGACATCGTAATGAATGGTGGCCTGTATCCGGCGGAGGAGATTAACAACAGCTACCAGACTATGGAGCGCAAGTTAATGCCGATCGGTCACCCTATGGTGAACGGCAAATACGTCAGCGCAAATGACCCACAAGCACTCAACGATTATTACGCTGGAGCGTGGGCTCAGAACGTCAGTAAGTCAGGAGATAAGACGGTTAATGACGTCTATGTCAACAAAGCGGTTGCTGAGACAAAGCCAGATGGTAAGCGTCTAATCGCGCGGCTTGACGAGATGATTGCAGGTACAAATTCCGAACCGATTCATCTTTCTACTGGGCTGCTGCTTAACAAAGAGCAAAAGTCCGGCGAGTCAAAAGGAAAGAAATATTCCTGGGTCGCTCACAACATGCAATTCGACCACATCGCCATCCTGCTGGATGAACCGGGTGCCGGTACGCCAGAAGAAGGCGTAGGCATGTTCGTCAACGCTGACGGGCAGGAAGGTGAAGTTGAAACCGCTAGCCTAATTGACGCGGCGAACAGCCTAAAAGACGGCCTGCTGAACAAGGTGAGATTCTTCTTCACCCACAACTCAGACGCCTCATTCGATGAAATCTACCAGATGCTGCGTGAGGCTATTCGCCCGTCTACTGACAGCGGTGCTTATCGTTTCGTCGTGACCGTCTGGCCTGACAAATTCATCTACGAAGAGGGCTCGAAACTCTTCCAGCAGAAATACCTCATCGACGACAACGCAGTAACGCTGGTCGGTGAGCCCATCGAAGTCGTGCGCAAACCAACTGAGTACGAAGTCAAAACCAACGGAGAACAAAACCCGATGAAAGAGAAGATGATCGCCGCGCTCAATGCCGCAGGCGTTAAAACCGAGGGGCTGACCGACGATCAGGTCTGGGATGCCTATAACGAGCAGATGAAGAAGCCTGCTGACGGTAAGAAAGACGAAGAAGACACGGAAGCGGATAAGAGCAAGAAGAAAGACCCAGCGGCCAACGCCGAAGAAATCCCGGCATGGGCTAAAGCGCTGTCTGAAAAGGTTGATGCTCTCAATACTCAGATCTCCGCTAACGCCGACACCGAGCGCAAAGAGATGCGCGAAGCGGTGAAAGCGAAGTTCGGTCTGTCTGACACCGCTGTCAATGCAATGGCAGACGAGCCACTGAAAGAGATGTTCTCTCAGTGCCAGACCTCTCTCGGCCTGAATGGTGCATTCCGTCAGACCAATTCCTCTCAATCTGTCAGCGAAATGCCGGAGTAAAAAATGGCTAAAGATGGAAAGCATGTAATTCACGCGGGTGGCGTATTCCCCAATCCGCTGCTCAACCGCGAAGGCGCGGCTACGGCTGCAACCAAGCCAGGTACTATCGGCTTCTTCGACAATACCACGAAGAAATTCACCGCCTCTGTTGACGGTGATGAAACAGTAATTCTTTATGTTGCCGACTTCGATTATCTGCGCTGCAAGACGGTAGACGACTCAATCTCAGCAGGTGAGTTAGTCGTTGGCATCCATCCTATGCAAGGCATGTTCCTGAACGTCCGTGCCGCTGCGGGTACTTATAGCAAAGGTCAGCCGCTGTCTGTAGCTAATGGGCAGGTGAAAGCCTTCGCAACTGGTGAATCTATCCGTGCGTTTGTCGAAGAAGACACGGCGTACACCGCCGCCGCAGGTGACCTCATTCGCGTAGTGATTAAATAAGGAGTTATTGAATGTTTGTATATTCAAAATCGCTGGGCGAAAAGACCGGCAATCTCGCGGTCAATAGCTATCAGTTTGAAATGCTGAAGCAAGAACGCGATGCAGCACTAAACCATCAGGGCGTTAACGTGATGCAGGAAATCGCAAACCGTATCAACGCCGCTAACCAGTTGAACGGTATCAACGCCGTTCGTTCTCCTGCTGATCTGTATAAAGCGTTTGACCAGACCGTACTCCGTCAGTTCGAGCCAACCACTGAGTTCACCCTGTTCAACGACCTGATGCCTCTGTCTCGCTCTGTGCGTATCAACCAGACTGTGTACGAATACGCTAAATCAGGTGGTCGTATGTGGGCGCATACATCCATGTCCGGTCAGATTGGCGCGGCGCTGGATGCTGTTCAGTACGAATATGACGGCACAATGGTTCCGGTTCATGACACCGGGTTTAAATTCCACTGGCGTGATCCGCGCCTGAACAACCCTGACGCATTTGACATCATTTCTGATGCTCAGTTTGAATCCACCAATGAAGTTCGCCGTCAGTATGTTGATTACGCGTACAACGGCTATCGCGACGCGGCTGGAAACTATGTCACTTTCGATGGCAAGACGTGGAAAGGCCTGAAGAATGACGAACGTGTTCAGATGGTTGATTTGGGCGCATCAGGCCTGAATATCGACTTCACCAGCGCTTCTGCAACGTCTGAGCAGATCCGCAATGCGGCAATCAAGCTGCGCGACACGCTGAAAATCACTAACAACCAGTACGCCGAACAGACCTGGTATGTTTCTGCGGAAATCATGTCGAATCTGGAGCGCTACTACAGCGATAACTACCAGTCTGGCACCATTTTGCAGGAATTGCTGAAGCTGTCTGGCATCTCTGCAATCAAGGAAGACTCACAGTTGACAGGCAACCAGATCCTGATTGTCCCTCTGACCGCTGGCGTGATTGCTCCGATTGTAGGCCAGGCGTTCGGCACTGTCGCAGATCCACGTCTGGCATATAACGCTGATTACGTGTGGCGCACCTGGGGCGCGGCTGGTCTGATGGTCAAGACGGACATCAACAGCAAGAAATCAGTAATCTACGCATCGAGCTAAGGGGTAATCATGGCACTGGTAAAAGTTATCGCAGATAACCTGCTGTCCGGTGCCAGCCTCACGAAACTGAAGCCAGGCGATAATGTCGAGGTTTCAGATTCTGTGGCTGAGCGCTGGGTTAGTGCTGGACTGGCTGAGGTTGTCGGCAAGCAAGAGTTTGAAGTTGCGACGCCATCAGGCGATAAGCAGAAGAAATCCGACAAAAAGGACAAGTAACCATGGCTGACCCAATCACAGCGGCAGACGTGCAGGCGTTCCTCGGTGAATTGGGTTATGCCATACCTGATTCACTGCTAACGCCGATCCTCTGCGTGGTGAATAAAATCATCCCGTGTCTCGATGGTGCAGGTTACGACAACTGCACCGCGCAACTGATTCTGATGTACGCAGCGGCACTAATGGCGACATCGTCAGGGGCCAGGCGCATCAAATCACAGTCTGCGCCATCTGGCGCGTCGCGGTCGTTTGATTATGGCACTGACAGCATTACTTGGTTGCGTGACTCGCTGGTTAAACTCGATACCAGTGGCTGCACCGGTGAGTTGCCAATCAGTGCCGGCAGTGGAGTCGGTCTGTTTCTCGTTGTCGGAGGCTGCGGATGAACTGGATTCCAGTAACTGAACGCCTGCCTAAACCGTTCTCTCGCGTATGGGGGCAGACAGACACCGGGAAGCAGGTCACCGGCTACGTCAAATCAAACGGCGAGTGGTTCATCAATTGTGAAGCGGTTCGTGCTAGCGGCGCGAAAGTTCTGAGGTGGAAAGAGTGAAGCGAGGCGGGTTACTGAAAAACAGCAGGCTTTATCGTGTTGGCGAGGTTGTCATTGGCTCGTTCATCCCACCAAGTAACCTCAACCGCAGTGAGCAACTTAAAGTCCAGGGCGGAAACGTGACGGTTGTGCTGCGCTGGAAGGAGTGACCAATGTCGGCAACAGCTAACTGGAGTTACACCGCCAAAGCGACCATCTGGCGCAAACAGGCTGGCGGCAAGGACGAGTACGGGGATCCGATTAGCGGGTATGCTGCGCCAGAAGTCATCATGGTTGACTACGAAGGCGGCCTTAGCAAGCGAATCGCGAGCATCGGCGAGGAAATCGTAGTCAAGAACACTGTCTGGTCAGAGTATGCACTGGCTGCCGCGGGTGACTATCTGCTTATTGGTGAGTCTACCAACGCCGACCCTGTAGCCGCAGGCGCTGATGAGGTGCGGCAGGTTATCCGCTATGCAGATACGTTTGACCGGGTGGCTGACGACTATGCAATTCTGACCGGAGTCTGATATGGGCGCGAAAGTTACCGGAATCCGCGAGGCTCAGGCCAATCTGAATAAGCTGATAGGTGACATTCAGGGGCGTAAGGCAGTGCGAGCCATTCAGTCAGCGTTGCTTATTGGCGGTGCTCAGGCGGCTCTATACACTCCGATCGACACCTCTACGCTTATCAACAGCCAGTACCGTGACATCAGCGTGAACGGTATGCTAATCACCGGGCGCGTCGGCTATTCAGCTAATTACGCTGTGTACGTTAATGACCCAAATATCCCGCAAAACTTCCGCCGCTCCACTGCGCAGAAAGAGTTCTTGAAGAAGGGTTTCGATGATACTCGCGATCAGATTGACTCCGCTGTTTATAAGGAAATGTCTCTATGATTCCGCAAATGTACGAGCGCGTACGCAACATGTTTGGCGACGCCGGGTTGACGACAGGGTTCACCGTTCAGCAGTTGATGTATGACGACCCCAACAACCTATCTACTCCTGTGATGGTGTTTCGTCCCAACGGAGGCACGGCAATCCGTAACGACCTTGGCTCTGAATATCACGTTCTCGTTGATGTGATCGGCGCTAAAGATAAGCGCAGAGATGCAGCTACGGCAGTGCAAAACATTATCGATTACGTCCAGGCTAACCCCACCGCTGACGAGTGCGTTGGCAGAATCGAAAACATGGGCAATGTCCCGGCGCCAGTGCTAACCGACGAGGGGCGTATCGTATTCAGACTCCAGTTCGCGTGTCTCTACGGCGACTAACCGCCAAATCTTCCAATCCATCAACAAGGTCGCCATGTGCGGCCTTTTTTTATACATAAAAGAGGTCAAAGATGGCTAATTGCCAAAACTCAAACGAACGCGTCTTTGGTTCGGCCACGGTGCTGGAACTGGCGTATGGATGCCCTGATGTTCGACCGGATGAAGACGATTGGCTGGCGCTTGGCGCTGGTACAAGTAAGGGGCTGGCATTCTCGCCTAACTCCGTTTCTTCTGATGCTGACGACACCGGCGGCTGGGTGGAGAACATCATCACCAACGCAGATGGAACGGTAAGCTTCGAAGGTGAAGTGCGCAAGCACGACAAGTTGGATCAGTTCGGCTACGGCAATCTGGTGAAGTATTTCGCTGATGAAGTCGGCGCTAAACGCCAGCCGTCACTTTGGGCGCGTTTGACTATCGGGCCTATTGAGTTCAGCGGTTACATGGTGATCACCGACCTGACCCCGGCAGACGGCGGCAGTAACGACATCATCACGTTCTCCGTTGAGTTCAAAGTGTCTGACGGTACCACCGTTAAAGTAGAGAATATCGACGCTCCTGCGCTTGCGTTTACCACCGATCTGACTGCAACCAAATCCGTCACTACCGGTTCAGCGCTTACTCTGAGCGTTGTCGTTACTGGCGGGGTATCGCCGTATACCTACGTCTGGAAGAAGGACGGAACAACGGTATCAGGACAGACCACGGCGACATTCAGCAAGTCTAGCGCGGCATCCGGTGACGCTGGCGTGTACACCTGCGTAGTAACCGACTCAGCCACTACTCCGGCAACAATCACTTCAACCGCCTGTACCGTTACGGTCAGCTAGCGGTTATTCCAAAGGGCGGCAGTGCTGCCCTTAACAATACCCGTTACAGGATTGAACATGGCGCTTCCAGAAATTGGTGAGATTGGAATTAGCGATAGCCGTGAAGGAGGTGTGGATTATCTTCTCAGGCCGTCATTTGAGGCAATGTCTCGGCTAGGAACTCCAGATGAAATCGTGCAGACGTTTGCCATTCTCCACGGTAGTGAGGCAACAGACCTCATTACCAAACTCGGAGGAAATATCCCGCTGTGGCTCTCATCGACAGTGCATCGCATATCTGACCGGGTTCTTACGGCAGCTATGCGGGTGCTTCAGGCATGTTGTGACGATGACCTGACACCATTGATCGGCGAGTGGAAGGGCTGGAGAAAATATATCGTCTATCGACCAGGTCAGATGCCAAAGCAGGACATCATCATCCTTGCCCAGCAACTTCTGCAGCATGGAGTTTCTGGCAAAGCGAAAGTCCGCAAACTTCAGCGTCACGAGACGAGCGAGACCACCGCTGAATTCCGTGTCGTCGACTACATCGTTGCAGCGCAAACCCACTTTGGCATGAGCGCAAATGAAGCCGCACAACTGACGATGACGAAATTCCAGATGTTGCTCGCAGCGAAATACCCGGATCAGAAAGGGTTCACGAAGGAAGAATACGACGCAGTTGCTGATGACTTTATCAAGCGGCAGGAAGCGCGGCGGGCGAGAGCAAAGAAAAAATAACAGGCATGATGCGCTGCGGAGATCGGAATGGCACAAGAAGAAAATGTCGGCAGCATCGTTTACACAATTGATGCTGATGTTGCCCCGCTATTAAAGGGCGGTCAGCAAGCTAACGCTGTCCTCAAAGAAATAGAGGCATCAATTGACGCCAGCATAGACCAGTTTAAGAAGATGGATACGCAGGTCTCTGCGACTGCTCAGTCTGTAAACCAGTCGACTCGTAGCTTTGGTGGATTGCAGAACGCTCTTCGCCAGAGCGGATATCAAGTGCAGGACTTCATCGTTCAGGTTCAGGGTGGTCAATCTGCACTGGTAGCACTTAGCCAGCAAGGTTCTCAGTTGCTTGGTGTATTTGGTGCCGGCGGTGCGGTTGCAGGTGCGCTTTTGACTATCGGCACGGTTATCGTAGGAACACTGATTGCTGGCATGGACAATGCCACCGTATCAACTAAGGCGCTTACTGAAGCACAGAAGCGCCTGGCAGATATCTTCCAGGTGTCAGCTAACGGTGTGGTTGTTCTCTCTGACAAATTCGCAAAACTGGCAGAGACAAGCGAAAACGCAGCTCGCGCCCAGTTAACGATGGCTCTTATTGATGCGAATAATGTCATCAAGGCATCAGTTAAAAGTGTCACCGAGCTTGGCGATGCACTAGGGACATGGAAAGCACCTCTATCCGCTGCTATTAGCCAGATGGACACGCTGACAGCCAAAGGCGTTAACGTTAGTGAAGCTCTAAAAGATCTTGGTGGAACATATCAGGGGAACATTGTCGGCCTTAACCAGTTAAACCAGGCCGTAAACAATATCTCTGAATCGTTTGGTATCAGCGCTGATGACGCTCTGAAACTGGTTCAGGCGCTGGCGGCAGTTAGACAGAACGCCAATCCTGACAGTATCGCAGCATTGCGTGATGTCACTGTCGACCTCAGCCAGAAATATGGATATGCAAACAAAGCACTCTCAGAATTTACCGGGGAAATCGGTAAGTATTCACAAAAAGCAGATCAGGCGGCAGAGTCTACCAGGCTTGCAACTGAAATGTTGCAGGGTCATAAGGTAGCTTCAGAAGCAGATACTGAGGCGATTGCACAAAACACTCAGCGTCTGCAAACCTACATCCAGATGATAAAGGATGAAGGTGCGACTATCGCCATGACCGCCCGTCAGAAGGCCTTATATCGCGCTGAGCAGATGGGGGCTAGCGATGAAGACAAGAAGGCGATAAATACCTCTTTTGACAAAATTGAAGCATACAAGGCTGAACAAAAGGCGCAGAAGGATTCTGCAAGTGCCCTCAAAAAGTCAAACTCATCCGCTGCCAGCCAGGCAAAAAGGGCTGAAAGCCAACAAGAGTCAATCTCACAAAAACTGGAACAGTTGCGTCAGAAATCGGAGCTTTCGGCTGATTCAACGCAAGAGCTAAGTCGTGAACAATCCATCCTTTCTGCTCAGCTATCGCTTGGATCGTCAGCAACAAAAGAGCAAATTGCTCTGGCTGGTCAATATGCCGCCAAGGCGTATGACAATGCGGCTGCTATAAAGGCACAGCAGAAAGCTGAGAAAGAACGGCAGGATACTGAGAAGTCCTATAAGCAGGTGCAAAGCAGCGCTTCACCTGTAGCTGCCATAGATAACCAATTCCAGAAGCAGATCGCTGATCTAAATGCCTATGCTGCGTTATACCCGCAAAAAATAGAAGAGGTAGAAGCGCTAAGGGCATCAATAGAGGATAAATATCGCCAGCAGCGCGAAGCGGCAATGTGGCAAGAGTTTTCTCAGATGAATGCCGGAACCAAGGCCGTTGCTGCTGCCATGGATTCTCTCGGTTCAACAGCCAGTAACGCTATTACAGGAGTTATAACTGGCTCGACAGAACTTGATGATGCACTCCGCTCTATCGGCATGACCGTCCTGAACAGCGTGGTAAATTCATTCGTTCAGATGGGCATTGATTGGGCCAAGTCGGCAATCATGGGGCAGACGGCAACCACTACAGCAGTAGCCGCATCAACTGCAGCTCAGACGGCAGGTTTAGCCACAACAACGGCGGCGTCAACAACGGCGGCCGTAGCAACAGCATCTGCATGGACACCGGCGGCAATCCTGTCGTCAGTGGCATCGTTTGGTGGTGCTGTGGCTATAGGTGTTGGTGCACTGGCAGGTATTACAGCCCTGTCAGGGAAGCGCAAAAACGGTGGCCCGGTTTCTGCGGGTGGTTTGTACCAGGTTGGTGAGGGCGGTGCTCCGGAGATATTCAAAGCCAGCAACGGGAATCAATACATGATCCCCGGCGATAACGGTTCTGTTATCTCTAACCGTGCGATGAATCGCGGCGGTGGGGGCAGCAACGGAAACGTTCCAATCGTCAACAACTACGTCATCAACCAGTCCACCAACGCTCAGGCCACAACGACGTCAAGCACTGACGGTAACGGCAACGTCACTATTCAGACCATCGTTTCTGACATTGAGGAAGGTGGGCCCATCAGCCAGGCATTCACCCGAAACTTTGCTACCAACCGCCGCGCAACGGAGTAAACATGTCTGCAATTCCATATCCTGACTGGCTGCCTCTTTCGCAGAAGGCCAGTAAAGCTATGTCTTTTCAGGTGCCGTTTCGCGAAGATCAGCCAGCCGTCGGCTCTCCGATATACGAAATTCTGACAACGGATATAGCCACAACATGGACGTTAACGTGGATTTTCACGCGGGCGCAGGAGAGGGCGTTTCAGCAATGGCTGCTAAGTCCGAACTACCTGAACAAAGGCATCAACTGGTTCACGATGCTGGTCGATTTGGGCGGGAGCGGCTTACAGCTGCAAGAATTGCACTTTACAAGCGACGGATTCCCGAAACAGTCGTCAATCGACGGCGGCGGGGTAACTTGGATAGGAACCGTCATTGCTCGTGAGTTGTATAACGCCGACGACGACTACGACGACATTATCGTTGAGTTGCCACCGCCGTGGTACACGTTCCTCGATATTATTGTGACGGGTTATCCTGACGACCGTGACCCCGAGTCAATTCCGAAGGTGCCATAATGCCAACATTACGCGAGTTCAAGAGCAAGCGCCCGGCTAGAAAGCTTTACGACACCGTGACATTTTACCACTCAACTTTCGGCTATATCCGTCTCGTTGGCAATGAGATGGAGCCGCAGGTGTTGGGTGGCGAAACTTATCAGCCAGTGCGTCTCGATGTCACACAAAGCCAGCAGAGCAACACGCCTGTAATCAACACCACACTGAAGTTTGCGCGTCTGGCACTGGACTTTAAGCAGGCGCTGAAAAAGTGGGTTGGCGCGTCACGTATCGAGGCTATTCAGGCAACTTACACCCGGTTCGACTCAGCTGATCGCGACACACCGCTCAAGCCGTACATGCTCTACGTGTCTAACGTCGATATGGACGCGTCAGACGTAACAGTGACGATCAGCATTAAGAACCCAATCAAGGGCAACGTTGCCGTTCTCTACGATATCGACCTGTTTCCGGGGCTTCGCAATGTCTGATGATGAGTTTATCAAGCTGATGTTTGGCAAGCCGTACGTTGACCGCCACTGCTCTGTTGATGCAGTAGACTGCTGGGGATTGGTCTCGCTCTATTACCGGCTTGTTCAGGGAATCAATATCCACCACACCGACGACTATGGGAACGGAAGCGATTTTGCCACCTGCTACCACTCAGAGGTCGATTTCTGGCAACAGCATGAGCATCCGGAGCCGGGCGGAATTTTCGTCGCGTATCGCGGTGCTGTACCAGTTCACGTCGGCATCGTCATCGACGATAACACCATCTTCCACGCGCGAGAAAAAACGTCGGTACGATTCGACAAGCTGCGCACATTAGATCGGCTATCAACCAAAGTGGAGTTCTTAACGTATGCCGGTGATTCACGTTCAAAGGATGCCGGGAGCACCGCGGCAGACGGGCATAGTCCCGGAGGGAACTAACCTCCTTAAATGGCTACAATGCGCCGACTTGCCCGGTGATTTCAAAGTTTCAGTAAATGGTCGATTTATCGGAGAAGATGAAGAAATATCGCGGAAATTAGCTGAAAATGACGTGGTAAATATTTTCTGTCAGCCAGCTGGTTTTGTCGGTGATTTATTCGAAGCGATTCTGAAACCCGTACAGCAAATTTTCTCCTTCCTTCTGCCAAAGCCATCAATCCCCAGCGTCGGCGACAGCAACGCCAAGACCTCACCAAACAATAGTCTCAAGGCACAGACCAATACGGCGCGTAACGGTGAGGCGAGGCCTGATAACTTTGGTCAGATACGCGCTTTCCCTGACCTGATTCAGGAATCAGCGTTCGAATACATCGACAACATCAAATACGTTACCGAGTGGATGGATTTCGGCCTCGGCAACTATGACGTTAGTTCCGTTCGTTATTCGGAGTCAAACCTCGGATCGCTGGCTGGAGCGTCATACGCTATCTACCAGCCCGGTGAAACTATCGGCACGATGTATATGCCGTACGCGTTCGATGATGTAGACGGACAGGAAGTGTATGGTAAGAACGAACTCGATGAGGATGAGCCGCCGGTTGTCATTGAAGAGGCCACGACCAGCACGGTAACGTCTACTACGTTCGTTAACGGTGAACTGGTAGTGCAAATACCAAAAGACGACGATTTCGACTATTTCGTTGATCTGGCATTTCCACACGCCGTGTCGTTCGACCTGAATATCACCTATAACACGACATCCGGACCTGTCACTGAAATGGTTACACTGGCCGGCAACCTCATAGCAGCCGAGGAAACAAACGACGGACTGACACCACCAGTAGAATACTGGTACTCATTCAGTATCAACAGCATCAACTATAACGGCTCTCCGATCACAACGCTGGACGGCGTTACTATAGGCTCTGACCTGTTTACTATCCGCGACAACCAGCCTCTGGTCTCTGGCCCGTATTTCTCGCCTGTTGATGGTGATCAGTTGTGGATACATACACAGGCCGCACTGAACGACGACAACACCGCCAATTTTACCATTCAGTGGTACAAGCTGGACGATGATAACAATCAGATCCCCGGCACGGTTGAATCAGTTGATATCACATCAACCAACCCTAACGACGGCTACGATACGCGGTACCTGACTACCAAAGTAACTCCAGCTGCGGGGAAAGGTCGCTACGCCGTCAGTGTCTGGCGTAACGATAACTCCAGCGACGAGAACACTCTCAAACTGGAAGAGGTTCACTCAGTCGTTACGAGAACCAATGTTGTTTATCCGGATGACTGTATCGTCATGGTCCAGGTAAGGGCGACGGAGAATGCCACCGGCAGCCGTGACAGAAAGTACAACGCGTTGATCACCCGATACGTGATTGGCTACAACCGCACCACAAAAACGGTGCGTTATGACGTGTCTCCGTCCCGTTCTTTTGCTGATAGCGTACTGCATAACTGGCTCATTACCGGAGAACAGCCAGAGAACACCATTGATATTTCTGGCCTGTACGCAATAGCAGATTCACTTCCTGATGAGCGCCTTGGGTACTTCGACTACACGTTTGACGATGAGGATATTTCCCTCGGTGAACGTATTCAGAAAATCTGTGATGCGGCCAGGGTGACCTGTTACTGGGATGACGGCGTGTTGTCGTTTGTTCGTGACGAAAAGCGCGATTACCCGGCGACGGTATTCAATACCAGGAACATGTCGGCCGATGGCTACAAGCTTTCATACGACATGACGCTACCCGGTAGTTTTGACGGAGTTGACGTGCAGTACAAAGACCCTGACACCAACAAACAGGTTCACATCTACTACCGCATAACTGACACCGGAATTGAGAACAATGTGCCGTCGAAGCCGAAGAAATTCGACATGACGTATGTCCGCAATCGGTATCAGGCAGAAGACAGGGCCATGATGGAGTGCATGCGCCTGATGTACTCACGGCGAAGTATGGAAATCAAGGCGCTGGCTGACGGGGAATGGGTGAACGTCGGTGACATGATTCAGGTCATCGATATCTACGACTCAAACCAGCAGAACGGCTATATCACACAGCGCAGCGGCAATACGTTTTACACCAGTGAGCGCTTGCAACTTAACGGCGGCGAGTATGTCGTTATCACTGATGACCTAGGCAACGTGTCCGACCGTCTGCCAGTAACGCAAACAGGCGACAAATCCTTTACCTGTGCATTACCGGACAGTTTTGTACTTAACCTGTTCGATGGTGTAACGGTGCAGTCGCAGTCTCGCTACGCGATAGCACTTGAAGAAGAACTCGATACCACACTCTGGGTAATCAGCCAGAAGCAGCCAGCAAACGACGGCACCACATCATTAACAATGTCTGAATACAGCGACGATATTTACGCGTACACCGTACCAGCATCCTGATATTAGCTAACTCAACCATCACAACCCGGCCACCGCGCCGGGTTTTTTTATGGAAAAAATATGAGCACTACACCAACTAACCAGCCAGTTCCGAGCGAAAAGCCGCAAGATCTGAAATTCAACGCCGGGAAAATTGACGAGTTTGTCACCTCGATGGCTCAGCAATATATCGACCGTTTTGGTAATGCACATTACACGATTGAAGGACTTAGATGGGTAGCTCAGCAGGCTATTGCGGCGTTTGGCTATATAACCATGGATTCTTTCGAAGACGGAAACACTCTTACCCTGCCAAATCAGGTCCTGCGACTAGAAGCTACCGGAGAGTATTACCGATGGGATGGTGCATTCCCTAAGGCTGTTCCTGCTGGATCAACTCCAGATAGTACTGGTGGTATTGGTGTAGGAGCTTGGTTGTCAGTGGGCGATGCTACCCTGAGAGGTGATTTAGCACTGCCAAGTGGCGCAGGTATTATTGGAACCGAGTCTGGTTATAATGTTCAGGAAGAATTAAATACCATTAAGACTCGAAAAATTGTTGAATCAATTAGTGACCTTATTTCTTTAGATACGGCAGCGACAGAAATTGTTACGGTTTTAGGTTTTCATGTCGGGTCTGTTATCTCTCTTGATGGTGGTGTTGGTGGTGGAACTTTTAAATGGTCTTCATCCACTTCAAAAACTTCGCATAACGGAGGAACTATCATTGATCCAGACAGGGTATTCCCGGCAACCTGGGATGCTGCGGGTAAAAATTCATGGTTTACAGCGGCAGCATCAGGGTCAGGATGTTGGCTACGCGTAAAAGATTATGATTGTCTTCTTGCCGAATTCTTCGGCGCTCTTTCATGGAACCCAGGCGACACTTACGATAGCACTATCGAGTTCCAGAAGACGGCTGATGTTGCTGGTCGTGGAGGATTATGGCGGTGGCACCGTAGGCACAGAACTACAAGCTTCGTACAGATACCTAATAAGCAAACATTCGGCTCTTTTAAGCAGATCACATCTATTTATTCTGAAATTTTTAATCCGACAAATTTTCAGGGAGTCCATGTTGGAGTAGACCCATCACTAATAAACACAGTTACTTCAGCTGTTTTTTATGACGCGGATTCAGGAGAGGCATTTAGATGCGGAGAAGGCGCGATTCCATCAACTTTCCTTCTTTATGGGCGAGGATACTCAACAACAGGGATGAATTTAAGTGTTGCTCTTCCTTCTGAGTCAGCATACTTAAACACATCAGGGATCAGGCATGGTAAATATATAAAGCCGGAAAACGTAACTGTAGTATTGTTTAAATATCCGTTTGACTCTAACCCGTGGGACTCTGTTTCACTAGGTGATTACTACACTACATACACAAATTGCGTCCAACAATATTGCTTTTGCATGTGGCGAGTATCGTCTGCTGCTGGTGAGCCAACATTCAACACTAAGCATATAAACTCAAGAGCTTATGTAAACAAGATTGTAGAGAACAATTTCTCGATCAAGGATGCAGTATTCATTGGGGGATCAATTGAGGGATTTAATACCCCAACTACTGTACGTGAATCTGCGGCGATGTCGTTCAAGGGGACGTATTTCGAATCCCACGATCCGACTAATACCGTTATGTTCAATGTTATTGGGTGGTGTGCGCTAAACTTTGAAAACTGCCTGATTTATATGAACTATGTCACAAGATGGGTAACAACCGGTGGAACATCGCAAACAGCTGGTGTGACTGGCATATCAGTTACAGCGCATGGTAACACATGGCGTAAAACAGATAATGCCTCATCTATTTGTTTCGAGTTTGATGGAGTAGTTAGGAAATCTTACGGTTTATATGGTGATATATTTCACTTGGGAGGTACATCCACTCTAGGTTACTATGCTGGTGCGATACCTACTGGAATTTATGCGGCGCCAATAACATTAGCTGGGGCTTGATTAGTTACATCTGGATATATAATAAATTTCTGTCTATACTAGCGAACGATATATCTGCTATTTCCTGAAAAACATAAGCCCATTACAGGGCTTATGTTTTAATCATGGAAAAATTGGTTTCTTAAATTTATGAAAATATATGTTTCCTGTCTATTTTGGCAACCAGTAGACCAAAAGCCAGACTTGGGACAAAAACCATAATGAAGGTTAGTGGGAAACCAAATGGTGATACGTATTTATCAATATGCGCATCAAGGAGCCATTCAAGAATGAATGCGTGTATCCCGTATATTGGGAGGGATGCAGTTGCTATATATTTAGTGGCAGAACCGAAAACATGAAACTCATTTCCTTTAGACTTAATAAAAGAAAACAAGAATACTGATGATAACATCACAAACAGTGCTGTATAAGAATAGTATGCGCTATTATACCTACCATTCGCAACACAAATTGAGTATGTGAAGATTGCTGTCAGCAATGAGAATAATATAAACAGTGAAAGATATATGCTTGCCAGTTTCGGTTTTATATCAATAGTGCCAATAGATGCCCCAAACGCGGCATACAGTATATAGAAAATCAACGAATCGTTTATTGTCAGTATCCCGCCATAACTAATACCAAAAAACTGTGAGGTAAAATTTGATGTTGTAGGGTTGAAGACAATGAATATCACCAGGGCAATCAGCAAGAACTTTATAAAACTAATTGATTTAATGGATATTAGCGAGAATATAAAATAACAAATCAATAATTTATAGAAGAACCAAAGATGATAAAATAATGGTTTCTCAAAGGAATTGAAGAATATGCCAGGTGATAAAACAGATTCTAATGATTTCGATTTAAAAACAACTAAATAAATTGCTGCAATAAGCGTATATAAAATTAGATTTGCTAAAACCTTTAATATATTTTTTGTTTTTACGTCCTTATTTTGCATGAATATAAATCCTGAAATCATGAAAAACAAAGGAACGCAAATCCTTGAAAATGAATCAATTATGTTAGCTATATTCCATTGCACCCCGTCTTTATCGAACGCGATGGCGTACAGCGTTACCGTATGTAGCACAACAACCAGTACGCATGCGACTGCACGTACATTATCTAGCCAAATAATTCTACCGTTCATTCGTCACCAAAATTTTCTAATTAGCTGAAATGTTTTAAAGATACTATCATTGATGTATAAGTTTTTCGACCGAATAGGATTTGTTCTGCGTCTCTACGACACCTTCTCATCAAGCCAACCTGTCCACCATTGCATCATTTCCCGGCGCTTTTCTACGCACTGAACGTGATTGTGTGCCCTGCGAATAGAACTACTGCTAGCATGCGCTCGCATCTTATTCACTTAGTCGATCGCATCCATTGTTGCAAGACAATTTGAATCAATGTGGAACAGAGTGGTGCAATCACCACTTTTTTAGTGTTACCATCATTTAACCGGGTGGGGGACTGAGGATGTCAGTTTTTCATTTGTGTACCAGATTGTGTACCAATTTAGCGATTGTTGGTTAGATGGTTACACAACTTACTGTAAACAAATACATTTTCTCTTTGTATGTGATCTTACGTGTAAGTACCATTCAGAATTTCACCTCATTCCTGTCTGTTCCTACCTGTTTCACCAATTCCGCATCACATCTCACTTTC